AAAAATAAATGACCTATGAACCGTCTGATAAAAAAATCAACCCCCCACACTACAAAGAGGGGGATATCGAATTTATAGACTACCTTAAATCAAACATGAGCCAAGAAAAGTTTGATGGATATCTTGAGGGCAACATAAAAAAATATATGCACAGGTGGTCTAAGAAAAACGGCATAGAAGATTTGAAAAAAGCAAAGTGGTATTTGAGCAGACTAATAAACGAGGTGTTGTAATGGAAGATAATGATTGGACTAAAAACATATACCTGATAGAACAAGAAATAACAGGTAGAGAAATTTATCACATCAACTCTGATGTGCCACTCACCAAAGGAGAAATCCTTGCCAGAATAAAGACCCACAAGCCAGATGAGACCGATACAGATCGAGACTCTCACTCACCAGAGATAACAGTGGTTGAGGGAAACATGGAAGAATACACACGACCTACAAATATCTATCCACCAACTAAGAAAGGTGGGTAGATATGGAAATACCAATCTTTACAAAATGGTGGGAAGTGGTTGTTTTTCTTCTTTTCGCACTAATCGCGACAACTGTAGGTATTGTTATAGCACCAATTATTTTTATTATCAGGAAATGGAATGAAAGAAAGATATAAACCAGAATATGTAGCATCGAAGATTCCCCTAGACCAACACGAATATCAAGGGTGGTTTTGGCACATGGCAAGCAAGAAATTCTACAGGTGGAACGACTTACCCAACAGAAAGGAGGGGATAATTAATGAACGAAATGGCTGAAACGAGAGAAAGAACTAGAGGCGAGAAGAAAAGAACTGGAAGGACTATTAGAAGAAGTAAGGCATGAAGAAACTAAATTGGAACAACCCCTTCAAGAAAAAGGATGGGTTAAAAAAGACGGAGACTGGGGAATTGAATGAACAGGGTCGGGGAGAAAGTTTACTTGTATCTAAAAAAACAAAGCCACCCCAACTCAATAACTGTGAGTGTTGTTACAACGCTCCCGCACGGGCATCAAGACTGGTAGGCGGTAAAAACCAGAAATCAGTATCTATGAGACTTTGTATGTCCTGTAATACAAAGGAAGATGAAGATGTCTGGTCTGACATGGTCAATCACTTAATTAACAGAATAATCACAAGGCAAAATAATGGCACGACCTACTTATCAGACGAAGAAGAATCTTGACGGAGAAAAAAAGGCAATAGAACTGATTGCTGACAGTTGGAACGTAAACTTCATTAAACTGCCCATATCTTATCATTTAGACTATGGAATGGTAAGAGAGGGTGTAACAGTAGGGTTTGCCGAAATCAAGGTTAGAACGAACCCTGTTGGCTCCTACAGCACATATATGATTGCTTTGTCCAAAGCAATGAAGGCAAACGAACTCACCACAGTCACAGGCAAGCCCTGTTTGCTGATAGTCCAATGGACTGATTGCTTGGGTTGGATTGACTTCAGCAATGACTTTGAACTGTCTTTTGGTGGCAGAACTGACCGCAATGACTGGGAAGACCAAGAGCCTGTAGCCCTTTACCCAACATCAGCATTTAAAATAAAGCAATGAGCATTAAGGTAATCAATGGCAACTGCTTGGAAATGTTAGACCAACTGCCAGAGCAATCAGTTAATACCTGTGTTACCTCTCCGCCTTATTGGGGGTTGAGAGATTATGGAACTGCTGAATGGATAGGTGGTGATGATAACTGCGAACACACCATAAATCATTACAGCGACAACCTGAAGCCTGATGTTGATAGACCATTCAGAGGCAATCGTTCTGCCTGTATAAAATGCGGTGCAATTAGAAAAGACAACCAACTTGGCTTAGAAGATACACCAGAAGAATATGTAGAGAATATGGTGGCAGTCTTTAGGGAAGTGAAACGGGTCTTGCGAGATGATGGAACTGTTTGGCTTAACTTGGGGGATTCTTATTCAAGTGGTGGAAGAAAGACCACAACAAATCAAACATTGCGTGGTGATAAGGACTATGGCGTAACCAGACCAAAACCGAGCAAAGGAATAAAACCAAAAGACTTAATCGGCATCCCTTGGCGAGTGGCTTTTGCTCTACAAGCTGATGGTTGGTATCTAAGACAGGATATTATCTGGCATAAACCTAATCCTATGCCTGAGAGCGTGACAGATAGATGCACCAAGTCACATGAATATATTTTTTTATTAAGCAAGAACAAGAAATATTACTACGATAATGAGGCGATTAAAGAAGATTCTAAAAGACCAAATGAAAAGCAAACATTTGGTGGTGAGAAAGCCAAAAAAAATATAATAAAAGAAGGCGATCCAATGTTCAGAAATGGAAGTGAACAATGGGGTAGGGAAATAATTACACCATACAAAAGAAACAAACGCTCAGTCTGGACAGTTACCACCAAGCCATTCAAGGGCGCACACTTTGCTACCTTTCCACCTGACTTGATAGAGCCTTGTGTGTTGGCGGGTTGCCCTGAAGAAATATGTGTGGAATGTGGAACACCTTATGAAAGAAAAACTAATGTAGAAAGGAATCTAACTTTAGAAGAAGTAGAACAAATAAGAGCAGACATTGTTAAAACAAAGAAAGAAAGAAAACCTTATGCAATTATTGAAAAAGAATTTCGCAATCAAATTGTAGAGTATAGAAACTTGCCAAAACACAAAGAGCTGAGACTCTATTTAAAAGAATACAGAGCCATGTCTAGTCTTACTATTGATGAAATAGAACAACACTTTGGCACACAAGCGCCTCATCATTGGTTTGAAAAGGGTGGCAGTTATCCTGACAAAGATGATTGGACTCAATTAAAAGAACTATTGTCGCTAGATAATACCTATGACCAAGCCATGACTGAAGTATTTTATAAAAGCGGACTGAAGTGTGACAACGAGTATTTAGATAAGGGGCTGCACAAGCAATGCCAATGTGAAAGCAATGAAACTAAAGCGGGAACTGTGCTTGATCCTTTTGGCGGTGCTGGCACGACAGGATTGGTTGCACAACAACATAATCGCAATGCTGTTTTAATCGAGCTGAACCCTGAGTATGCAGAGATGGCAAAGAATAGGATTTATAATGATGCACCTTTGTTTGCGGATGTGCGATAAAGAGGAAGAATGAAAGAAGATAAATACATACCGAACTATGAAAGGGCTAATCGCCTGGCAGACAAGATGCGTTGCCCATTGCTCAGAAATTTCGTGGCGTTCCCGTCGGAGGTCGCACGGACAACCTATAATAAGGCAGTAAAGCTGGGCATTATTTCGGGGAAGAAAGGGCACGATATGTTTACCGAGCGTGAAAAAGAGGGGGATGAAAATGGGCGTTAAAATAGGGTCACTTTGCGTAAAAAACGATGGTATGGTTACTTTACGCAAATCATACCATGTGCCTCTGAAACCCCTATATAATAAGGAAAGTATACATGGTATGGTGGTATGATCATACCATGCCATACCACCATACCACCACGCTTGAAACCCTTATGGAATGCACATGGTATGGTGGTATGGTGGTATGCTCTCCTAAAGGAGAGAGGAAAGGGTTGTATAGAACAACCTCCCCTCTACCGCTCACTCCAAGTAGAGAGGTGAAGAAATAATGAGTTACGCAAAGTATACGAAAAAAAGGATAACAAAAAAGCAACGGGCTTTTATTGACATGTATGTGTATGAGGATTTGAATCAGAGTCAATGTGCATTCAAGGCCGGCTATAAGCATCCGGAGATAATTGCCAATCGGTTATTGCATAATGAGAATTATAAACATGTGCAGGAAAAGATCAGGGATTTGCAGGCACGGCAGAGGCAGCGGTATGAGATCACGTTCGAGAAGGTGGCATCGGATTTGAAAACAATACGCGATGCCGCCCTGGCAGATGGCTCATTCGGCGCAGCGGTAACGGCAGAGCTGGGACGGGCGAAGCTGGCGGGGTTGATGGTGGACAGGAAGGAAGTGAAGTATGGGAAGATCGACCAGATGGATCGCAAGGAAGTTGAGGCAAGGTTGCGGAACCTGATGGAACAGAACAAGATCGGCAATGTCGAGAAGAACGTAACTCCGGAACCGGAAGTGATTGAGCATGATGGTTTTGAACAGGATGGCTTTGAACAGGACGATGATGAGGTCGAGCCTGGAGTTGTTGTCGATGAGGAAGATGGAGATGAGGAAGATGGAGAAGAGGAATGATAAAGAAGCTCGCTCATTGCCAGAGCTGTCATCAACAGTTTGAGGCGGTTGATATTTCTCCGAGAGTGGTGCGGCAGAGGAAGGGCCTGTCAGTGAGCTTGCGCCTCTGTAAGAAGTGCAAATCACCGAGCGATGAAGAGTTCTACGGGCACTTTGTGCGGGGATTGTCGGAGAGGATTGTCCAGAGGATGAAGAATGGCTGGGACGATGAGCCGGATGAGTGGTGAGTTAGTGTAGCTTTGAGGGGTCGATCCAGTCTGCGGACCTGGCGTGTTCCTTAAGCATTTCATTCTCGAAGTGACAGTCCGGGCAGGCGCCAGGCTCTATGTCTGCAATAGGTGAGTGCTTGAAGCGGCCGTGAACCTTACAGTCAACGGTGATGGTTGCATCACGTTCGAGCTGATCCAACAGGGTGTCGGTAATCAGCTCGGCTATTTTTGTTTTAGAGTCCGACATCGATGGGGGGCAGGTTGAGTATGCACTTGGCATTGTCGCCACCACGATCAGTCATGACCATGAGGGCGAGCTTGCCTTTCTTGGTTTCCAGGCGCACTGCAATCTTGCCGAAAAGAAACCATTGGATTTCATCTGCCTGGAGTTGATATTCTGCTGGCCATAGTATGTGGTCGAAATCTTTCAGCGCTTCTTCCTCGTCAAGTCTGAATGACTCAAGCTCTCTTTGCTCTGCTGTGGTTAGTGTTGTCATTATTCGTAACTCCAGGAACCGTCTTTCTGCTGCACCCAGCCCTTGCTTTTGAGTTCTTTCTCGACGGCTTGTTCTTCTTTTGAAACTTCAGCAAGCATGGTTTCTAGCTCTTTACGTCTGGTTTCTAGTTTCTTTTCTCGTTTCATCAGCTCAACTGATGTATCTGTTTTTGCCATTTTGTTTTCTCCCGCTTTTTTAGTTAAAGTTTTTATAGCATTATCTGTTGTCTTAGTCATTAAGTTATCAATGGCTGCTTGGTTTCTTCTTCGCAGTTTGATTTTATCTAAGGTTGATAGTCTGATTTTATCTGCGGTTGAATCATATAAGTCTTCGACCAGGGAGTCTTTCACTTTTGTTTGAGACGCAAGTAAACTGTCCCCCCGATCTTTTTCTTTATTATCAATGTCCCATATCCCCAATGAGTTCTTGGTAGCCAGCATTACTAAGCCACTTATGGCAAAGAACGCCCCAAATACGCAACCTATAGCTGTTCCAACAGCTAGAGCAGTGTTGCTAGTTGTGCCAGACATGAAATTGGTAACTCCGAACCACAGCATAGGTGCAGATAAGGCTAGTAAAATAATTGCTTGTTTCTTTCTTTTAGTCATTTGGTTCTCCTTAAAATTCGTGGTCATCAAAGGTCATCAATGCCCAAGCGGGTAAACCTAAACAAAGAATCATTGCTATAAACCGCCCGATCGGAGTGTTTAAAATGTCAATGATAATACTAATTAGTTCGTTCATTTATCCCCTTCTCCCTACCCGGTAAGTCATTCCACCTGTAAAATTTCTTAGTAGCCATGTGCCAGAACCACCCCTGATGTTCGTGTTGGTCTGGGGGAAGGTCTGATTCCACATATTCTGGTTTATATTTTTCGTTCATTCCATTTCCTGATAATAAAAATAATTGGCGCTATAACAATACCTACAGTTGTCGCGATTAGTGCGAAAAGAAGAAAAAAAACCACTTCCCACCATTTTGTAAAGATTGGTATTTCCATACCTATCCCCCTTTCTCGGTTGCTGGGTAAACATTCACAGGTCGTATGTATTCTTCTTCCAGGCTACCCTTGATGACTAGTATGTTTGGTGAAATGGAATCACGGTCTGTGTCAATTTCATCTGGCTTATGTGCGTTGACTCTGGCAAGGACTTCTCCTTTGGTGAGTGGTATGTCAGAGTTGATGCGGTAGATTTCCCTGGAAGATACTTCCAGCTCTATCAGGTATTTGTTTTCTTTATTCATTGTCTTTTCTTTTTGAAAGAACTGATTTAATGTAGCTATCTTTTTTTTCTTCCCTTAGTCTTTCGTTTTCTTTTTTAAGGTTCTTGGCTTGGCCTCTGAAATATCGCGCCATGTTGCGCCAGTATTTTGTTTCGGTATTTTCTGCGCCTTCCCAGGCTTTGGTGGTGCTATATTCTTCCTTGTCAGTCATCAGGGTTCTCCTCTAGTGTCGTTTGGTTTAATAAAGAAACACATTTACTTATTCCTACAACGCTTAGATGTTTTCTTAAATCTATTCCATACTTTGCTTCATATTCATCAAAGTTGAGAGTGTCTTTGTTACAGTTTTCGTAAACTAAATCTTCTAAAGATTCCCATAAGTTTTCATATTGTAACTGTTCTAGTTTGCTCATTGTTGTTGGTTCAGTCATTAGGATTCTCCTGTTCTTCTAAGTGAAAAGAAATCTCGCAAGACCCATCAAACTCTATCCACTTGTCTACAAGTTTGGATTTTTCATGGTCAATGACGGGATGTCCGTATTCGCCCTTGATTATGCGACCGTTCTTGTATTTTTTATAGACCGGGTCTTGTTCTTTGTAGTCAATCATGACCGATCCCTCTGATATTGAGCAGCCGTCTGACCAGACATCAAGGTTGACATTAAGACCATGCTGTTTTTTCACATACGCCTCAATGGCTTTCATTACTGTGATTTGGTGAATTTTAATTTCAATCATGATGGCTCTCCCAGAAATTCTTTTCTTTCTTCTTCGTTAAGGTTCTCCAGATGCATTTGTTCAAACTCAGGTGAGTATTCGTCATAGATAGGAGTTGCCAAACGAAACTGGATTAAGGAAATCATATCACCCACTCGATTTTCTCCATACCTGGTGAACTCGGTTATTTTGTTATCGTATTCGTAGAAGTGCATATAGTCTTCACCCAGTTGCATGACTTCTCCCCGCTTGTTGCTTGCGCTTGAAGTCTTAACAAACGCTATTTCCGAGCATAGTTTCTTAACCTTTTTATATGAAAGGTCTTTCAATGGTTTGTAGTTGGTGCTCATATCGTCCTCCAAATTAAGTTACTAAATAATAAAATGTTTTTTACCATGAGTGTATTATCTCACCTCTATCCCTTTGTTACAAGCAGTTTATACAGGTTTAGAAAAGAATCTGTAACTGTATATTTTCGATTTGGAAATGACCCAACCCCCCTCCCCCTCTCCTTTTTCATTTCAAACCGGGGGGGATGTCAGTTCGGACAGCTGAGAGCAGCGGATTGCATCTGCGGTCTGCATCAATCAATCTGCGGTCTGTTGAATAGTTAATCTGCGGCCTGTCGCTTGGAATTTCTGGTGCATTCACTCGCCAGGTTCAGGTTTTGTTTGGAGAACGAAACGAACCCGGCGAGCTTATAGGACAAAATACGAATTATCCTTTGGGAGAAGTGTAGTGTAATCTGCGGTCTGCGCTCTGTCAATCTGCGGGCTGCTGAAATAATCATTTCACCCTGGTCATCAGCAGGCCAGCCCCGATCATAACCAGGGACATGGCCGCCAATCCGAACCCAGCTATCCAATCATAAGGGAAGAACAGCAGAAAGGCCGACGCCAGGACATAGACGCCGGCCAGAGCTGTTAAAATACCCAGGGTTTTCATGGGATATAATCTAAATCGTTGAAGTGTTCTTCTTCAAATGATTCTATTGTTCTTTCAATGGCACTAGATAATGGCGTTAAATGGTCAAACTCTCCTCGGCCGTTGTTCTCTTCCATTTGATCAAGAACGTAGTCAAAAACTTTATCTATGTTTTTTTCAGTTATAGACAATAACTTATTTTTGCCCAGGGTTTTCATTAGTGTAATGGAAAGCCCACAATGTTGGGCCGGTTCCGGACCTGGCACAACTGGCAATTTTTACAGGTGATTTTATCGTTGTAAGTAGCGGGGCATATGTTGACCAGGTTACCCGCCGGCGTGGTAATTGTATGGTTATAGTTCTCGGTGCTGGGCAATATAACGACAACGGGGGCAATTTCCAGGGCCAACAGTCTATCGGCCTCCTTTATTGAATCAGCTGATAAGTTGACGGTAAAACCGTTGTCATTGGCATATTTAATCTTTTTATAGTTGCCCGTGTTTTTGTGTTTATGGGTGTAGGTATACCCGCGCCTTCCCTTATTGGCATCCACTAGTTCTTTTAACTTGTTGAAGTTTATAGTCTCGCCACTTCCGGCTAAATCGCCAGCCTGGTTGTGTCGCCAGAATGTTTCCGACTTTAGTGTATTAATACAGGCTAAAAAATCCCCGTAGTTGTTGCCCCTTTTTTTGTTGGTAACTTGTTTCCAATGGTGATTAATAAAATAACCACTAATGGCATAACATGATCCATCATTTAAAGGGCAGCTGGGTGGGCAGCTGGTGCGCTCGGTTGTGCTGACTGGTATTAATCCCAATTTTTTATTGCCACTTTTTAGATTAAAATGAGTATGCATTTCGTCCTCCAATTAATTTTAAATACCCTTGTATTATAACATTTTTACACGATGCGTATACTACTATTTGCAGCTGGCGGCCTGGCGAATCGGCCCCGATCTGCGCCCCTGGTATAATCTCCAGGCGTCTGCGGTCTGCTGAAATCTGCGATCTGCGGCCTATCAAATAAAAAAATAAAAAAACCCCCGGCATTGCTGCCGAGGGTTTCTTGGTGGGTAGTTGGATTCACTTGGATAGTTTATACACTACTAACTTACACTATCAATCCTCGCACCTAAATCACCATTATAAATTCATCTTTCAATAAGCGGTCATGTTCTTTATCAAGAACCCAACTGTATCGATCAATCAGTTCTTGATCTGAGGATTGCTCATAGTAAGAACCTATTCCATCATCTCCCAATATTCTTAGAATTTGACACCGCCTTAAAATTTCCTTTCGGGTTTTTTCATCTAAGGGGATTGGATATTGTTTTCTTCTTTTTTTAATCTCCAAGTCCATTTCTTTTTTTGCTTCGACTGGATCGTATTCTTTTAATGTTAAACTCATGACTCACCCCACATTACTGGAATGGTGCTTAGTTTTTTTGATGAAGTGGCTAAAGCACCACCATTGTTTCCCTCATCATCTTGCATTGGAAATATCCAAGATCCATCAGTGAAGATAATTACCAAAGGCAATTGATTCCACATCATTTCTTTACCCTCTTCCTCTGATAGATACTCTATATTCTTAATGGTCTTGCCAACTAAGAATTTAGCTATTTCTTTTTCCCAATCTTTTGTTTTCATCTCGTTCTCCAATTGATTAAACTTACTCTGTAATTATATCAAATTTTACACGTTGTGTGTAAAGTATTTTAGCGATGTCAGCTGTGGGAATTTTCGCTGTGTCGAGAGTCTGCGGTCTGTTTGATAATGTCTGCGGTCTGCGGTCTATAGGTATTAGAGGAACCAAAAACCTAATGGTTCTTTTTCAGTTGAAAAAATAAATTAAAAATAATTGATACATTTATATCTATCTTTTTACTTATCGTGTAAAATGATAGATACAAACTAAATGGAGAGCGA